ATCAACAAAAACACCTCTTTCTAAAAGTAAAATATGTGCAAAATAATGTAATCTAAAAAATAGTGTACAATATAGACTAAAAATTAGATTATAATTTATTCAAAATGCCAATTGATATAATCTAAAAAATAGATTATAGTAATACCATCAACAGAGGACATAAAGCAATACATAGTCCAGTTGATATCTAATTAAATAAAGTGACACACGGACTTGTTACCGTGTGAGCGATAAAGCGAAAATATCGTGATGTCGGGCGTCTTGGATGGGACGCCACACCGATACGAAAAAGTAGATATCGCAAGTATAACAAGGTGGTTGACTTGTCCCACAAATACATAAAAAAGGAGGTATCATTCAATGTATACAGATTTTGGATACATTGGAAAAGTGGATGGCATCGAGTATGCAACCATCGAAGAAGCACTCGAAGCCAACGCTAACAATTAACACAAGGGGCGTAGCTGAAAAGCTTGTAAGTCCCCTTAAATAGATACCTCCAAGTAACATATTAACATTTTCAAATAGTGCAGTCAACCGCACTATAAAAAAGAAAGTGATACTTGCAAGGGTTGCGATACTGACAGGATAGCAAGTAAAAGAAAAGTCCGATCAAAAGCCCATGTTAACAGGGTAACAATAACAAAAAAGTCGGTTGTCCGTATCCGATCAAAAAACGGGGAAAGATGCAAAACAAAGACCTAAAATTTGTTTAGACTGAAAAAGTTTGAAGGGTAACATCTATCAATGATACATAAAACCTTCCGATAACATACAATCGTTAAAAGCGTTTCAATTTACGAGAAAATTATAAATAGGTTGCTAAAATTCCTATACACATTTCATAAAATTCATTCGTGAATTAAAATGTTGATGCTATTTTACAATCTGTTTTTTGTTTTGACTTTGCAAGGCATCGAAGCACAGGGCATAAATTCAACGGGCAAAAATGAAAGGCTTGTACCTGAGTAGTGAGTAGTAGTTGAAAGTGTTTGAATTGACTTCATATAATGGCTTGCAAAGATGAAAGCAAAAGAGAATACATAAAACAGGAGGATATAAAAATGAAAAAGAAAATCATTGCAACACTTTTCACTGCTATCATCGCAACAAGCGCATTCCTGATGGAACACGCTACGACAGCAGCAGAAAAAACCATGATTGCTGTTGAGGATGTAACAGACTGGAATACAGATGGGAAAGAAATTTCTCTGATGCTTTCCGATGATACAGAGGTATACGCTTATAAATCCCGTGACGTATACGGGGAAAAACGAGCGTATATCCCTTGCAAAGATATTAATTCCTGGAAAGTAACTGATGAGGAATTAACGATCATTACATCAGACGGAAACAAATATGTTTTCGAGAAATAGGAGGAAAGAAACATGTTCATTACGGAGAAAAATTATAACCGTGTCCATGTAATCGGTGAAAAGAATGGTAAATGTATTACCATAACAGTAAAGGAAATTCTTGATAACGCATTAAGACAGGAAAGAAACGGAATCGCTCCGCACTATGTATTCTGGGACTATGAAAATAACAAAGCGATCACAACGCCAGGATGGATGATCTGGACAAGTTATAACCACGGTTGCGGTGTTGTATATCGTAGAAAAGACGGAAAAATGGTGCTTTTAACAGGTGTGCAAGGTGACTTTGCTTATATGGCATAGAGAACAGGAGGAAATGAGATCATGTTAAAAGGACAAAAGCTCATATATGGTTTTAACGACAAGAAACATGTAATCCCATGTACATATACAGGAAAATGGGAATTATTATCAGATGGTGAAATAGTTATCTATGCGACATGTGACGGTGGAACTATTAAAGCACCGTTGAACATGTTCAAAGAAGTAGAGAATAAATAAGAAAGGTTAAACAGGTGGAAAATATGACAAGATATACAGTGGAAACATTAAAAAAAGAAAATTATTGCTTTGACAATGAATACAGCATCACAGAATCAGATGTAATGAAAGTTAACAAAATTATTAATATGATCGAAAATTCACGATCAACAGAACGTGTCCAGGTTGGGGACGTAGTGCAATATACAAATGAATACGGGAAATATTACCCACATGCAATGATAACAAACTTAAACAATGATGCGGAAATTTGCGAGAATGGAAGCATGTACACAAATATTTACAATGAAGAATTTTGTCATAGTGTTTCGGGCGGTTCATTCAGTCATCACAATATTAACGATTTTACATATATTGGAACAACAACAAGAACCTTTTGGACATTCGGACATTACGGGGCTTGTGCTAATGGTGGTGTATATTTTACCGCAACAGTTAATTTGTGGGAATGCAATGATAATAAAGAATTATTTTCAACAAAAACACATGATAAGTATTATCTGTCATATAGAAAGTCGGAAAATAATGATTATCAATATTTTCTTTCGCATGACGGATTAAGTGCTTGTGCATGGAGAACAGAAAAAGAAATGCAAGCATGGTTAAGAACTAAAAGAGCTGTTGTTACAGGTCAGAATACATGGGGCAGTGCGATTATCTGGACATATAAAGAAGTAGAACATCATGTTTCTAATACTGAATTTGACGCATTAGACGCAACAGAAGATATTTTCTTAATGAATGGAAGTAAAAGACGTTGTAAACGTGTTTATGATGATGAAAATTGTATTTTGCACACTTATTTTGTGTGGTATTGGGAAGACGATACCACAGACTTTTACGAAAGAATGTCATTACAGAATAAAATTATTGATTCTTATGAAGTGGATTATTCCACAAGTAAAGTTAATAAAATTGCACTGGAAGAATTAAGAAGCGGAAAAGTAAAACCATTACAGATTGATTTTGAAAGATAAAGAAGGTGAAACAATATGTCAAAAATTTATTATGAGAATACATATACAGATGAAAACGGAATCGAATGGTTAAGCATTAATGGAGATACTGATTATCCATTAAACGAATGGACAAAAGAAGAAGCAAGAAAAGACTATTTAAGTCCTAAATCGGAAACGGAAAGACAAGTTGATTTTATGAGGGCATATGGTTTTTACGATTGACTTATAATCACTAAATAGGGCATGACCGCAGCAATCAACAGTCGTGCCTTTTATAGTGCTTATAATGGCAAATAGCACGCTTACATACATAATGATTTAGCATATCAAACAGGGAGGAAAAGAACATGAAAAACGTACTCATGACGGAAACAGAATGGAAAGAAACCATGAAACAGCGCTACAAGAAAGCTTGCAAAGACACGATCACGGGAGGTCTGGAAGCAGTTGCAAAGTATACCGCTTTCTTCCTGATTTTTGGAAGCTTGCCGGTTTGGATGCTCCTGGACTGGCTTTCTAAAGGATGTTAGGAGGTGCAGCTATATGAGAATTAATATACATATTAATGAGAACGGAAACGGCTATACCGTGACAGCATCACAGGAAAGCTTTTCTGATATGAGAATTAGAAAAGGAGAATTAAATAAAGCAATCTATCGCATGATTGATAGATTAGAAGCATCAGAACGGAAACCAGTTGAAGTATATCGCAGAAAGTGAGGGGAAGAACATGAAAAGAATTATTGATAGCGAATTGATGGAAACGATTTCTAGTTACATGAATGATGATATCAGAGAATCATTACATTTCGATCTTGCTCCATGCAGCAATGAAAAGTTTTTACTGGAATACTGCAAAGCTGATCCAGATTTTTCGATTTTGTTATGGTCAGAGTTTAGAATTGATATGGAGGAATATTTATCATGAAAAAGAAAATGGAGTGTTTAGCAAAGAAAGTTATTGCTTTATATCCTGGAAAGCTTTATTTTACAGATATTTTTCCGTGTGGAAACATAGAGCATACAGGAAAATACTTTCTTGTGTGGGCTTCTGGTGCGATTTGTAGAGCATGGAAAACACAATGGGAAGCTGTTGAAGAATTGGAAGATATTCTTTCGACAGGTTATTTCTAAAAACCGATAAAAGTACAATTTCATGGAGGGAAATATTATGAATGAAGAATTGAAAAAATTAGCAGAAAAATATAATTGGAAATTGGAAGTATATCATGGTGAATATAAAGGTGTTTTATGTGGAGTGCAGGAAACAAACAGAGGGGAAGAACCGCTACCATTATATAGATTTCCTGGCGGTGTTTCTTTAGCATAAAAACAGAAAGGAAATAAAAATGTTAAGAATTGAAGATTTACATATTATTGACAATCATACGATTTTTTATGAAGGAAATAAGCACTATTTCATATATCAGTTTAATGACGGTTATACAATGGCTATTGAAGAAATAGGAAAAGATGAAGATATGGAAACAAGCTATAAATATTTTGCAAATGTTTCGGATGCTATTAAATATATAGAACAGCCTGCAAATAAAAAGTCAAGGCTAAATTGAAAGAATATTGAAAAATTTAT